GCCTCCTCGTACTTGTATACCAGAAAAAGTATCTGGCGTAGATCTTTTACGGCAGAGATGCACGGATCAATTTTCACTGATCCGTCCTGATTGAAGACTCGCTCGAACAGAACCTGCAGAAATGCAGGGAATGTAGCCCCGTGACTTCTTTTGAAGTTCGGTGGCCTGTCGAACTCCCCTGTTACCAAGGCGCTATCAACTGCCTTGCCTAATAAGGGTAATGTCTTTGTCAAGAATGAGAAACCTTCATTTTTGACACGACTTTGCAATGTTGCAAAATCGCGATCAAAGGATGATGGTTGCCCATACTGCCGCACCATGTCCCTCCTAAGAAGGATTTTAAACAAGCCGACAAAGAAGTCGGTACGGCTCTTAGAGTCTCGCATAGCGTAGACCTCCATAGAGCAAGCTTAAACATCCCTCAGAGGGGCAATCACAAACCTAAAAGCGTATAGTAAGTCTTAGAAGAGCAAGAATTTGCTCTAGTAAGCCATACACTTTAGGGCTCCGAATTAAGGAGTTTATTAACATTAGCTTCAACGGATACAAATCCGATGAGCTGAGTTAACATGTCCTTAATCATCGTCGCAGTGACGATGCGCCTTGGTGCTTCGATAACCAGATAGACGGAACCACTTACAGTAGCAATAGTATCGCTACCAGTGTCTTCCTCTGTCAGGTTAAGGCGTACCAGGTGTCGGTCGGTCGCTTTCATCCCGCTCCCAGATACTTCATGGGATATGACCAAGGAACGTGGTGTTCCAAGGTCGCGGGTAGCGTCTGTTCGTACTGATTTGGAATTCTCAAGACTAATCTGAGAATATACCACATCAGCGGACAAATCGTCGACCAATGTGATGTCTGAAGTGAATGCCATAAGCTTAACTCCTTGTTTGGTTTATGGCCCATAACAGGCCGGTTTGCTGAACTACAATGTGTAGAACAGCGCTGCAGGTACCACACTCAGACCTAAAATTTCCATCACAACTTTATAGCTGACTTAGCTTAAAAGGAGTGATGTACTTAATAGAATCTGACGTGTGCCATAACGATGGGACTCCCTCAATCCGAATTGAACATCGGATGGAGGGATCACTCGCCGTCGATAGTAATCGACCTGAGTCCACACAGCGACTTTACGTTTCCCGCCCACGTTTGCGGCGGGATATACGTGAACCCACTGTGTTGATGTTGTGATAGTTTTAATCGAATAACAAAAGTCGATTATTTCTACCACGGACTCGAGGTAGTCGGTTTCCAACTGTTTGAGATAATCTCCAACGTTGAAAAACCAGTCTACGACGAATGAAAAGGGGATGGCCTCCCATATTACTGATTGGCCAAACTTGATGCCAAGAACGTCCATAAAACCGCGAATTTTACTATATTCGCGGTCTATGTTGGGAACTGTATACCGATATTTCATCGTACAATATGCAACTGTTGTACGACGAGATTCTCGAGTATTGGTTACCCA